TAGATACACCCGCCGATATAAGCGCGCAGGGGAGAACCACAATCATAACTATAAATAATATAAACTGAATTAACTGCGACGGATTATGGCTAAAATGGAAAAGTGCCAGGGCATACGCAATCAATGAGGATACAAAACTGAACACAGTTACTAGCGCAAGCAACTTCGTATTTTGCGCAGAATCCTTCGGTATCAGTGTACCAAATACAATTCCAACAATAACAACCATCATGCCGCAGATGCCAAGGGCGACCATGTAAGGCCAGTTAAACGAAGACATTCTATTATATGTCCAGTTAGTTTATCGGCGTCTACCACCCACCTTTGCCACCGTCTTTGCAGCATCACCAAATGCCGTTGCAAATGTATCCCACTTTACACCGGTGCCGGGCGGAGTGGATATTACAGTCACAACGCCGCAGAGAATGAGTACGGATACAATTAACGGCACAAAGAACCGGCGAAAAAAGACATCTTTAATCACCGGTTCTCCGTGATGCTTACGCCTAGGCTTTGTACTACATGAAGCAGAGTTGTCCTCCATTTACATTGGTATCATCTTTTTCTAAATACAGTATAAGAGGACGGTAAGAATGTCTACATTTCAATGTAACCCTGCGTTACATCGCCGGGATGGACAGACCTGTCTTCCTAGTGCTGCTCTTGAACGTATGCGGGTTGCGTGGAACAAAACGCATCCCCGGAACAAAATTAGTGTACGACAGACACGCAAAAATCGTAAACAAGATGCCGGTACAGCGATATCCGGTACAACCGATACTCAACTCTGGAACCAATTACGAAATAGTATGAAAAACCATTACAAATGCGAAACCGAGTTCTGTGCCGTAAAGAAACTATCTGGATTATCCGAAGACGAAAAGAAAGATATGTCCAAATTCTTTCGTCCTGAAAAGCCTAAAAAATGGGATAAGAAACCGACCGACTGGTTGGATAGTTACAACATTGAAGATGTTATGAAACAATATGAGGATGCAAATCCTTCGTTTGATTTTATTGGTCCTGTGCCCATTGACTTTGACGATAAAGATAAAAACAACTGGGGAAAATGTATTGTGAACGAACTTTGTAAGCTGGACTTGAACGAATCGGCAAAGAAAGGAAAAACAAAGATTGGTATTATCTTTAACTTAGATCCTCATGATGAACCTGGCTCGCACTGGGTATGTGCCTTCATTGACTTAGAGAAAGGAAACGCATATTACTTTGATTCATATGGATACGAACCCCCCGATGAAATTACAAAACTCCTCAAACGCTGTAAAGACCAGGGCTGTAAGAATATTTACTACAACGACATTCGCCACCAGCGTAAGACATCCGAATGTGGTATGTATTGCTTATTTATGATTATTTGTCTACTTAACGGCAAGGACTTTGCTACACTATGTAAAAATGTCATCGACGATGATACTATAAATAGCTTTCGTGATGTAATTTTTGCCGAAGAGAAGCCTCGGCATGGAGCCTTAGAAAAGGCACTAAAAACCCTCTGTATCTAAAGCGGTCAATTCGTGCTTACGATATATATTGATAGTTTAGAAAGATGTCCGGACGACCCAGTGTTCCGCAACAGAACTTGTTTCTAAACAGAGAAAATTATAACAAGATCGTCGGTTTCCTACGCGGGCGCTATACGAAGAAAATGGGCGTTTCCGCTCTGCCCGAGAAAGTCGACGAAAAACTACAAAAGTACACCCAGCACTTTATGACCGAAGTTGCGCGTGTTCAGGGTGCCGATAAGCCACAGAATCTCTTAGCAACTGAAGTTGTACGCGAGACAGAGACATCCATGGATACCTGGCTACGCAAACAGCAGGCAGCGGCACCACCTACGACGACCACAATCGGCACATTTGCTCGTGGCGATGAGATGTCCCGTCTATTCCAGGATACTGGCACCCGTTATGATAATATGATGGCGGCGCGCGCACCAATTCCTATTCAGCAGATTGGTGGCGGTCTTCCCGATTTTCGTGCTCCTGAACCCGATGAAGATGAAGAAGATCCTGTTATTCTTATGCAGCGGGCACAGAAGCAGCGCGAAGATCAAGCCCGTGCCCTTGGTATCCCTGTTGCTCCGCCTGCCCCCTCGTTTCCTAACAGAAAGGTTGAGTCAGCTCAGTCTGGTGCTAGCTCCGTTTTACCGCCCCGTGTGGACATTCAGGATGAAGCGCCACCTTCGGCTACGCAGCCTATTCCGCCCCAGGCGGACCCGCCGCCCCCAGCACTTGCGCCTCGCCCTCAGGACTACATCATTCCGCAGGAGGATGTAGTCAAGTACCGTGAAACAGAGTACAATGTATTCATTACAAGTGCTGACCGTAACTGGATGGTTAACACCGCCGAGAATCGCTACAACTTCTCCGTAATTTTTAATACCGGTAATACGACAGGCGCGCTCGGCTACAATAGTGCCGTACAGCAACGCTTCCGGAATATTCAGCGTATCGAGTTTGTTAAGGCAATTGTACCAATTGAGGCACTCTCTGCTGTTGTGCGTGTTACAGATATTAGCGGATCATCTGCCGCGGGAAATGCCATTTACGATAGCAGCCGTGTTGTGAATATCTTTTCACTCCCTTTTGCCAGCGTTCGTATTGCAGAACTCAATAATAACCTATTTTCTACAAATCCTGAGGAGGACAATACATTTGCGATTGTCCAGTACGATACAACATGGTCCTCCGATTTATACATTCCTCAGTCGTATCTTACTTCTACCAATACGGGTGCCGTCAGCGGTTACAATGTGCCCGAAACAAAATCGGGTTACACAGGGTTTATTCCTAAATTCCTCAAGGCGCAACGCATTTACACGCCTACACCCCTTGCTACACTCAACAAGTTATCAATTCGCATGGAACGACACAATACAAATCTTATTAGCAACGATCCTGATGTCTTTGCCATTTCTCGCATTCAGTTGAGCGATCTTACGACCAATTTTGGTGGCAGTACTGTTGTAGATAAGACAAATTATTGGACAGCAACGACATCAACCTCCCGTAATCCTTACATATATATTCAAACCACAAACTATTTCCTATTCAGTGCTATCTCTGAGGGTGATACGATTAATATCCAAGGTTGCAGCGTCGCTCCTGTTTCAGGAAGCATCTCACAGACAACATGTACCGATTTTGCCAACTTTATAAATCAGTCTGCCGGTCAAACGGTAGTTGCCACAGGTTACATCGCAAACAACCGTATTTATCTTGGACGCAATGCCGCTGGTTACTGTAATGTCATCATAATACGCAGTCGCTTTGATAATCCTGCGACGACCGGTGGTACGACACGCACGAACTCGTATTTTGGCGGTGTAGTCACGCAAGAAGAAAATGCCTATCCTGTTACCGCATCGGGTCTCGCATGGGAACTCAATGTTGCGGGAACAACGCAGACAAATTGCGCACTCATTAATACCAGCCGCCAGACGAATTTCGTCCTACGCATCATCACGCGCGACTTTGACTCTACATCCAATATCCGCCCCGACAATGTCTAATCACTGGTCTGGGTTTTCCCGAACTCTACCGATATTATTTTGAAGTAATTCGGTAGAGGGATGCTTAGCACATTGATTGTTGTGCTGCTCGTGGTTATATTTATTATAACCTTTGTCGTACCACTTGCGAAACAAAAATCTGGCACAGAAGGATTTGCGACATTTTCTACCAATCCCTCCGTCCAGTCACAAATGTCAAACTATGCTGGGCAGCGGAACCGTATGATTGATTTTGGAAATCGTCAGTACAATCGGCTCGGCTCAAGTTTGGATCCCTTACTACCGTCGTTTGCCGTTGCGCCGACTGGTATTGATCTGGATCATAACATGAGCGAATCCGACTACTTACGAATTTTCAATAGGGAAACCGATGCCGCCAATAAGACAATTTTTAGTGCTTTAGCGAACCCAGACTTTATGCCCAGCGATTCATCCAGTACAAATCTGGGAGCCAAACCTATAAAAGCAACCGATAAACTACCTGCTGCCAATGATATTATTCTCCAAGCCCGTAAATGCGAAAGTAAACTGAACGGTCGCGATAGCTGCTCTATGTTAGATGATCCCAAGTACTCCAACTGTGGTGTATGTATTGATGCCGGTACCCAGTATGACGGCAGCAATGACGGCTCTTTTATTGGAGGATTGCTCTCTCTTTTACAAGATCGCGAAGATGCAAAGACGACTGGTTCTGGCGGTGCCCCCAGTTACTACCCATCGCTTGGCAAATGCCCGCCCGGTATGTTCTATGTAGACAGTTCTTCCTGTAAAAAGGCAGTCAACCAACTCAACTGCACTGAAATTGGTAATAGTGGCGGTTTTCAGGGTGGTAGAACACGCGAAGGCAAGACAATGCCGGCAGTTTCGTGTGCCCAAGCCCCCGCTGCCGGCACCAATACCTATGTATACCAGCCACCAAATAAGCCCTACACAGCAGTCCTTCGCTTTCTAACACCATTCGGTACTGGTATTACGAAGGTAGTTGTCACCCATAAAGCAACAGGGCGCACATATGCTGTAGATAACGGCGGTATCGCTGGACAGGAATTTATGCTTGAGATACCTGGTGTAGTTGAGGCGGATGATATTGATATCATGGTTGCCCAAGAGCAGCCGCATCGTCATAATGGTAAGGCGGAGGTCTTC